ACACTGGTATTGATGTAGTCATTGGCAGTGAGTATATAACCTTGGGCAGAAGAGAAAACCTGTGCAAACACAGTGACGTTGCCATTGCCAAGATAACTATTGCCTTGAGTAGTCACCACGCCCGTGAATCCTGACAGTGCGTTGGTTCCCAAATTAGAATAGGCCGCAGGTGTATTGTCGGCCAGGGCCGGTACAGTGCCCGAGCAAAATGTAACCATGTTGCTCAATGTTGCGTTGCTGATGTTGGCGGCGGCATTGGAATAAGCAGCATTCACAGCAGAAAAGTAACTGGAAATTAAAGTGGTACCAGTATAGCTACCGACCGCTGCGAGCCATGTGTTGGCTATGCTCACTCCACCGTTGTTGCTGAGTGTGGCTCCGGCAATCATCTGTAACGGTGTCAATACACTTGTGACCATGCGTTATCCTGCAAACACGTCCGGGCTGCCCTGTGACACAGCAGTGCATCCTGTGAGTGGATCTCCCACTCTGGCCAAGGGTTTTCCATTTACAAAAACTGTTTCACTTCCTCTAGAGATCGAAGCAGAATGAGGACTACAGGGCGGATTTCCCGGTCCAGGTCTTAGATGCGGAGTGCTGCCATCACCTTGCCTGGCAGCAGCAATACTGTTGATAAAAACATCTCCGCTGCCGGCCGAGATGGTATAACCACTGCAATGTGGAATTCCTTGATCACCTTTTCTAGCTGCTGCGGGCACGTTCAATCCTCATAAGTCGTAAAAATTTATCATGCCATGAATCAATTTCTTCGTGCTGTTCATGAGTATGCGGCTCAGGAGGTATTTCAGGAAGGAATTCTATCACATGATCAAAATCGTCTGGAATATCTTCATACTGATCATACTCAACAAGTTCATCGCCCTGCATGATCACAAATCTATGTCCCATGCTTTATTTATGGGGCAAAAATCAGCCCAAGTGTATATTGGTAGTGCTCTGCATGTACTGGTCAGCAAAGGCTTTATCGCTGGCCACAGCCACTGTCACAGTGACTTTGCTCAAGGAGATATCCTTGTCCGGCGACACAGTGAACAGGTAGGGCATGAGTCCAGGGCCCTTGGCACCCATGGCGATCACCATGGGTTTTGAAAGTTTGTAGTGTGTGGCTGTTTCTTCGTTGAGTCTAGCCACCAGTTCCTCACCTGATGTGAGTTTGAATGTGACCACTTCGTTTGCGCTTACGCCTTTGTCTATTAGCATTTAATCTCCGTATCCGCCGGCAGTTTGTTCGATGTATTGTCTCAGTTCTGTGAATCCGCCAACGTGATTGTTGTTCACAAAAATCTGCGGTACTGTTCTTGCTGTGGGCACTGCTGCCAACAAGTCTTCTCGGGTGTATCCGTGCCCGATTTTCCGTTCTTCATATGCGATATTGCGTTGCTCTAGTAGAGCTTTGGCTTGATCGCAGAAGGCACAGTTGTCTTTGCTCCAGACTATGGCTTTCATTGTTTTTTCCTTTAAACTTCAAATACTATTTTAATATTTCCATCCACCACTTCACTGAGCCCGATGTGCTTTACATAAGCATCATCATTGCTCAAAATTTCGTCTTTGATCATTTCTGACACATTGCTAAAATCTCTGGCTGCATAGGTTTCAATCGGTGGCCAATCAGGGCCTGCACAATTATAATAATGTCTTTCAAGTGTTGGTAATACATCTGCGGCAATGATACGATAGTTCAACTTCTTAAGTTCCTTCTTAAGGTAACAGTAATAATCAAAAATAGTCACTTGTCGACTGAGATCAAATATCTTAGCAAACTCATGAAGTTCGGTTAGGCTTACTAATTTACTTAGGTTAGTAGAAAAAAATCCACGACCGCCGGGCTTGATTATTTTACCAAACTGATTTATTCGATCTACAAATTTTAACAACGAAACATGATGTATAGACTGCAAAGCCATAGCACAGTCGTATTTTCCAGTGTGTTGTTCAACAAATTTATCATCAAATCTTTCATGAATGTCGGCATTTGCACTCATAGGATCTAGTCCTACAATTTGTGGAATATATTTTTTAAATACGTTATCACCGCATCCTACGTCTAATATAACTTTGGGGTTGGTGTCGAGCAGCATCTCAATGTAGTAAAAACTACTGCACACAAATATTCCTTGCTCCTGAAGGATAGCTCTAGGAAATTTATATGAAAAATCTCTTGTTACTTCAGTGATACCATCGGCTTCAGTATACAACACTGGATAATCCTTGGCCAACTGTTGATAGATGAGAGATTTTGAAAATTCTCTCTCAAATTGATCTTTATCAAATCTTTTGTATTCCATAGTAAATTACTTACAACGAGGGTAGTGCATCGTAATTTAATTCTTCGCTCATGACACCGATAACATAGTTAGTTGATTCGTTCTCTTGCAGTGCAGTTTGTTTCTTGGATGTGTCTGAGTGCTTGTTGAACCAAGGAATGGGTGTGGTCCTGGGTGCTGCGGATTGATACTTGATGCCAATGTCCTTGAGTGCGCTCACTGCTGTGTAATCCACAAAGTCTTTGAGGATGTTGGCATTGAGACCGATCACTGGTCCTTTGTTGAACAAGTAGTCGGCCCAGGTTTTTTCTTCGCGAATCACATCCTGGTACAACTGATACACTTCACTTTCGCATTCTGCTTTGGCTTCTGCAAAGCGTGGATCTTCTTTGACCACTTGGTTGATCATGAATGCTGTCCACTCTTTGTGCAGCAGTTCATCTTGTAGGATCAGGCTGATGATGTTGCCATTACCGATGAAGATTTTGTTTTCTACCATGGCCAGGCTGGTGGCGAATGAAACCATGAATCTGAATGCTTCCAGTGCATAACTGGCGTTCAGTGCCATCCAGATTGCTCGAACATGGCTTTGTTCTGTGACCATGTCGGGATTGACTTCTTTGAAGCAGTTCAATTCATGCAGTTTGTCATAATAGTGGCCCACGCTTGATGCCATGTCCACGATCTCTTGGGTGTCATGGATGGTGTTGAACACTTCCTTGGGCACATTGTAGATGTTGCGGATGATGTGGCTGTAACTGCGACTGTGGATGTTGGTTTCAAAGAAACTCCAGTTGTACATCAAGGCTTCCAGTTCTGGCAGGCTCACACACGGAGTGAATACCTGTGCCGGTCCACGGCCTTGCAAGCTGTCCAGGGCCGTTTGGCGCAGCAGATTGCTGGTGAAGATATGCTTCACAGCATCCGACGCATCTTTGAAGTCGTTGGCATCCTTGCTGAGACTGATCTCTTCGGGCACCCAAAAGAATCCGCGAGCAGTTTGCTCAATCTTTTGTATCTTGTTGTATTTGACTTCTTCAAAGCGTTGAATAGTCACAGGACCTGCAGGATCCAGGAACATCTTGCGATTGAGATAATCGGTTCGTGTGTTTAGGTTGTATTGTTGTTTACTCATATTGTTGTTTACTCGTATCGTTGAGTAGAATCCATGTCTCTAAATAAAATACTCAATTCTCTTGCTCTATCTATCAAAGGTGTATTACCTTTATAATCACCGCTGGTCTCTTCTGCCCAGTTTGCATAAACTTGCAGAGCCACGGAAATGATTCCGTTGTCATTGTTCAATATGTCATCAGGTTCGGTATTCATGTTATGGCTATACTTTAAGTTTATATACAGTGTCAACTACATGTTGCCAACCTCTCATGTCCGTTGAATTAGGTCTTTGATTTTCTATTGTGACAACGGAGTTTGTGTCAGTGAATATTTCACAACCTCTTTGAGCAAGGGCAAATTTTAAGTTATTGTACCCTATATTTCGATTTTTTAAACATATGTTCCAGTGAATTCCAAAATACCAAACAACTTTGAGATGCGGAGCTATTTCAGTGAGATACCAAATAAGCTGATCAGGATCATGGATCATTAGTTTTAATGCATCAGTTTTAATATTTAAAATAGAGTCAGCTGTTTGATAGATGTACCCAGGAGCAGTTCCTATACTTTGAGGCAAACTTTGTACCCATGAGTTTTTATTTTTGTTTTCATTAAAGAAAATCTCATGAGTATTTGTAAACCATTGAGTCGGCCAATGAGTGATGATGTCATAACCGTGAGTGGCTAGCACTACTGTTTGAATATTTTTTTCTTGTAGGGAAAATTCAATATTTTTCCAAGTGGTTTCATAAATTGGATCATATTGGGTACAATGTTCCCAACAATCTATTAGAATTGCAATACCGGGAGGAAAATTATTGTCTAAATCCATTTTGTTTTTCTTTATTAAAGTTTACAAGATTCGCAGTCTTCCGCATCCACAAAGTCCATTGGCATGAGTGGTGCATCTTCTGCCACCTCTTTGCTGCCTTGTTTGTTGATCAGGCTGTAGTAAAAAGTTTTTAACCCCCACACATGTGATTGCATGAGATTTTTAGCAATCAGTGTGGTAGGTACTTTGCGGTCTGCAAAGTGTGCAGGATTGTAGAAGGTGTTGGTACTGATACTCTGATCCACATACGCTGCAATCACTGCTGCTGTTTTGAGATAGCCTTCGCAGTCCTTTTGTTCCCACATCATCTGATATTTGTTTTTCAACTTGTGATATTCAGGAACCACCTGCACAAAGCTACCAGCTTTAGATTCCTTCACGCTGATCAGACTCATGGGCATTTCAATGCCGTTGGTTGAGTTGATCACTACACTACTGGATTCCACTGGTGCCACTGCCATCTGTGTGGCGTTGCGAACACCATGTGTTTTCATGTTGGTGCGTAAGGTTTCCCAATCCAGTTCCGGAGCAAAGTCAGCGAGTTCATTCACACCACGAGCTCGTAGTTCCCACGGAAACACACCTCGGCCGTAGCGTGTGTGTTCGCTGCCCACGCAGGCACCGCGTTCTTGTGCTAGTTCTACTGACGCTTCTGTGAGATAGAACGCCATGTGTTCCATCCAGCTTTTGACTTCGGCTAGAGCATCCTTCTCCCCGTAACGCAGGCCCCGCTTGGCGTGCCAGTAGGCAAGGTTTGTGACACCGATGCCCAGCGGTCGGATTTCGTCGTTGGACAGTTTTGACTGGATGGATAAGAAGTCTTGGTAATCAAGAATATTATTGAGACTGCGGTGCAGAATGCGGGCAGCACGGCGAATATCTTCTGGGTTACGGAAGGCTCCCCAGTTGAGACTTCCCAGTGTACAAAGTGCGATG